TGAAAAGTAAAACGGAGCTTGCGGGCAAATCGCTTCTTCGTGAATTAATTTTACTTGAAATTGCAAAACAACGCCCGTTAAATTTTGATCTAAAAAATTAAAAACATCGTTTAAAGCCACTTCGCCCACTTCGGAAACTTCGGGGTGCGCGATTAAATTCGTAATAAATTGATAAGAAATTAAACGCCGCGTTTCAATTATTTCGTTGTGCTGGTCCTGTGTGAATTCAGGTTGCGACTTATCGCAAAATAAAATTATAGGCGAATATTGTTCGTTAATTTGTGCAAACTTTGAAACCCGAAGAAATTTAAAATCTATGGGCTGGTCCATAAATACACAAGGCAAAGAAACATTATCGGCTTGAACGTTTTGAAGCCACTTCGGACCCGAATAAAATAAGCCCGCGCCCATTATCGGATTCGAACAACTTTTTAAAATCTCAACTATTCTCATAATTTTATTTTTGATGTTTTCTTTCGTGTTCTTGCATTATTAACTTTTCGTATCGCTGGTTAAATTTCCGAAGCTCTGAGCGCATTTTAAAAGTTAAATTAACTTCATACATTGTTAAATCTAAAACCGCGCTAAACCTCAACGGGTCCCCCTCTGCGAGACTATAGACCGTGCCGAATTTACCAAATTTCTCCAACTGCTTAATTCCAGCGCGGGTTTCAAGTTCGGAATATCCTTCATTGCTTCCCGCTGATTTTGAACTGAAATCTGCAATTTGTTCAAAAAAAAAGCGGAAACAGGATAAGCGATATAAACAGGCATATTCATTACTTCATTGTTTGCAATATTTTCAATATCCTTTCGGGCTTCTATTTCGCGATCCCGAAACTTTCCTTTGTAAATCATTGAAGCCAGCATCAAAGGGATTTTTTCGCAAAAGTTAGTCGATTCGTTTGAAATTGTTTTTTCGAATATTTCCATACATCCGTAATTCATTAAACCCGGATCGATTGACGTTTTATAAACGTTTTCCCCGCACTTAAACTCTTTCGGGGTTAACCATTCATCCTTATCTAATTTCGTTTCTAAAATGAAGTTATAAGCGGGTGCGGCTATTTTCGTAATCGCTTCAAAAGAATAATCTAAAAGTTCAGATTTATCGAGCGTGGAAACGATCGCGGCAAGGGTTACTAAATCTTTTTCATCCCCGTTCGCCCATTCGAGCAAATCGATTGTTTGCCCTACGGTTAAATCTTCCCAGCTTCCCGCAATTAAAATAGTTTTTCCGTTAATTTCAAAAGGTAAATTCATAAATTTTTATTATCGTTTTCCGGGTGTTGTAATAAATGATTCTTTTGTTTTTCTTCCCACTAAACCAACAACCCCGTAGCGTATCGCATCTAAAGCGTGGTTAAATCGGTCGACGGGTTTATTGATTGTTTTTCCCTGTTTATCTATTTGCCAAATGTAATTCTTTATTTCTTTTTGAATGTTCGGGCTTCGAACTAAAAAAACGGGGTATTGTTTTATTTTTTGAATTCCCTGAATAATACTATCGGGACCTTTAACCGTTGCTTGAATATTAAACCCGCTGGTTAATATTTCCCGAATGGATTTCGGTTCGGCGGAATCCGCAAAAATTGTATCGTTTCGTTTTATTCCCGCTTCTCTCATTCGCTTGCAAATTTCGGGGTTCGTTAGCCCGTAATCATAAATCAGCTCCTGAATATAAATTGCACCCTCAGAAAGTCGAATATGAACAAGCGCGCTCGGATCGTTCGTAAAACCGAAGTCAAGCCCGTAACATTCCATTTTAAAATTATCGGGCATAACGTCGACCGATTGCCAATTTTCGAAAACCTTGCCGCGTTTGCCGCCGCCCCAAAATCCGAACACATCGGAGCGCGCCGCTTCGGGATCGTCTTTAATCATTCGTTCCAAAACTCGAATGTAATCGGGGTGCAAATTTTTATAATTGTCTTTGTAAGTGGCGTGAATTAGCAAAGTATCTTCAGGTCTAACCTTATCGTGAAATTCAGATTTTAAAAAACAGTCTTCGTTATCGGTGTTGTAAGTGAAAATTATTTCGAGTTCCGCGCCTTTTACCGAACGCAAACTTTTATCCAATTTATCGAAATCGTCTTTATTTACTTCGTCCGCTTCTTCGATCCACACAAAAGTTGCTTCGGTTATCGATTTCATTTTAGCGGTTGAATTACCTGAAGCCGCCCGAAACCCTTTTGCAAATATTCGATTTCCCGTTTTTAGGTGGGTAATTTGCATCGTATTTTCTAAAATATGAAAATCGCTTTGCAATTCTTTTTCTTCGATTATATCAATTATTTGCTGAAAGCTGGACCCGCGAATATCCGCAAAATGTTGACGGGCTAAAATCCCTCTGAAATATTCGGGGCTATAAAGTTTCGTTATAGCGTATTGCGCCACCTCGAACGACCTTCCAGCCCCGCGACCACCGAAAAGGTGCTTATATCGTTTCTTTTGGCGGTATAAATCGATATACGCCGAATTAACTTGCAGGGCTTTCATTCATGTTTTGAAATATAACGCGTAACGGTTCCCCGTCTTTTCCTGAATGTTCAAAACTTTGAACGGCTTTCCCGTGTGCTGAATCCATTAATTCTTTGAATGCTGGCGTGTCCCCCTCTAAAGATTTTTCGATTTGTTTTAAAACCATTTCATCTTGAATCTCCATTTTTTCTTTTTTGCCCGTTAATGGGTTCGTTGTTTCGCGCATTACTTCCAGCCACTCGCGAACGATTGTAGCGCGGTTGCGGCTCCCTTTCGGACGTCCGTTCGGGTTACCTGATTCGCCTTTTTCCCAATTTGGTTTTAAATTATCTAAGCTATTCATAATCGGTGTTTTTTCGGTGTTAAACGAAAAAATAATTATTTAGTTCTTTGAACAAAGTTAAATAAAAAAAGCCGAACGAATTAACGCCCGGCTTTTCGAAACTAAGTGTAACCCCTTACACGCTCATTCAAAACCTCGAAACAAAGATAATTTAATTTTCGATTGCAGCGCGGTTTAAATAATTTTCTTCGGGGAAAACTTCTATTTGTACTTCGCAATAGTCGAAGTTAATTAATTCAGATTCAGGGTTTCCGTTGCAAAAAAAGTAATTTATTTCAATGTGTATTCGGTCCGATATTTTTTTGAATTCCTGATCTGAGTTAAAAAGAAAATCAATTCCGAGTTTATTAAATGCAAGTGCTTTAATTCCAATATCGATTTTATCTTCATTGAATAAATCCGTTAGGTTACAATTCCAATTTTGGAGCTGCTGGATAAGTTCAACCTTCGTGAAAGTCAAAGTTTGTTTGGTATAACCTTTCATAAATCAAATGTTTCGTTGTAGTATTGTTCTGCTGCTTTTGTTCTTATTTGTTTATCCCATTGAATATTATCTTCATTGGTAAAGGCATCAATTATTTGCTCTTTTTCAATTAAAAGCGATTTTTCAATTAATTCATAGAATGAATCTAAATCTATTGTAATTGTTTTGTGAGCTTGAGCAAATGAATAATCATTTTCAGAATTATTAATTAATTCTTTTGTTAAAAAATTAACGGCGGTTTGCTTTTTCATAATTCGAACGCTTCGGATTTTGGCTGCATTCCTAAATTATCGATTGTTTCGGGGCTATCGTTCCAGCTACAAATTAAAGTTTCGTTTGCGGTTCTGAAATCTGAATAAAGAAAGTTTAACGGGTTCGGGTTTCCGTGTTTTGAAATTATTGTTTCGTCCCTTCGTATTTCGCAGCGTGTTGTTAAAAATTCAATCATTAAATCGTGATCTAAAAAATCGAATCCGTTTTTTTTCAGGGCTTCGCGAATTCCGTTTTCTATGAAGCGGGTGTACTGTTCGTGGGTTGAATTAAGAATTTCAATTGCATCTGGATTATCTTTTAATTTAGTTTTTAGTAAATCGTTCCCGTAAATTTCGGCGGTAAATTTTAGCGCGCCTTTTATTTTTTCGCGTTTGTTGAAGTTTGGTTTTGCTTTCATATTATTTTTTTTAAAAAGGTAATTCTCGATCGACTTCGTAAAATGATTTATTCGGCTGCAAATTAGTTTTTAATTCTTGAAATTGGTTCGGGCTTTCATTCATTCCGTAAAAGCTGCTCATTGTGGAATTGTGCCGAAAACCTACGGAACCCGTCGCCCCTTGCCTGTGTTTTTCAAAAAGTAAAAATATTTCGTTTGTATAAGGCGCGCCCGTTTCCTCGTTTTTTAAGTCGTAATATTCAGGTCTCCAAATAAAAGCGACTGTATCGGCGTCCTGTTCAATGGATCCTGATTCGCGTAAATGAGATAAGGACGGTTTTTTATCGGTTGTTTCTTCGCATTTACGATTAAGTTGAGCTAAAACAATAAAGGGGATATTCAATTCTTTTTGCGCGGCTTTCAATGTGCGGGATATTTGTGAAACTTCCGCTTCCCTGTTACCCCCTTTGAACCCTTCTAAGCTCATTAACTGCAAATAATCAATTACTACCCAATCGCATTGATTTAAACGCGCGTGTCGCTTTATAATCCTTATTGCTTCATTTACCCCGCAGCCCGCTTTGTCGTAAATTTTGAAAGGTTTGTTTTCGACTATTCCGATAGTCTTTTCGAAATAGGTTAATTCATCGGGGTTTAACGTCCCGTCGCGAAGTGCCGAAGATCGGATTCGTTCGTTTGAGTTTTGCAAAATTAAACGCTGGGTTAATTGCGATTGCGACATTTCGAGATTAAAATATATTCCCGGCTTTTGGGTTTGCATTCCAAAAAATAAAGCTAAAGCAGTTTTGCCCATACTTGGACGCGCCCCGATAATAATTAATTCGTTTTGCCACCCGCCCGTAAATTTATTTACAGATTCAATACCCGTTTCTAAACCGCTTGTTTGCCCTGATTTTGCAAGTTCGGCGCGTCTATAATATGCCTCGCGTTCGTTTGTAGTTAGTTCGGGCATTTCAACTATCTTTTGAAGTTCGGAACCTTCTTCGGTTAGTTTGGTTAGGCGTTTAATCATTTCTTCGGCAATATCCCGCCCCGGTCTTTTTTCGTGCAAACCTATTCCGACCTCGTAATAAATTTTCGTAATATTTCGCGTTATTAAGGCGTTATGGAGCGTTTCTATTATTTCGGGTATATTCTCGTTATAAGTTACGTTTTGACTCGTTTTAAGAGCTTCGGCGTATTCATCCATTGAAAAGGATTCCGAAGATTTCCACGCGTTTAAAAGTGAAACGGGATCGGGGCGTTTATTTTCATCATTTATTTTTTTTATGAAATGGAATGCTTTTCGGCAAAGGTCGTTTTCGAAATGGTGCGGTCCGATTTGCGAAATGATTTCTTTGTAAATTTC